CCATGCATTATTCCTAACATCAACATCAACTATAGCGGGTAATATTGAATTCGAACCGGCTGCGCCCCTATTTGGGATATAATATGAATTACTTGAATAATCAACATTGGTTAAATTCGGGGCGGTAAAAAACTCAAATATCCCAGTGCTATCAATTTTACATACACTTACTCTGTCATACAATGTCACCCATACACTACCGTGTTTATCGGCAGCTAGATGACTAGGTGAAGAGTTTGCTGGTAAACGGATTTTTCCAACAGTTACATCATTATTATCAAATTCAAGTCTGGCTATTAAATCTTGATCAGAATCTATGGCCCAATATGTATGTGATATGGTAGCATTTTTATATGATGGAACAATAATGGAAGCATACATACCAGACAATGTTTTCGTATCATATACATTCTTTGAAGTATTAATTTCATCAAATATATTAGTGGTATAATCGTGAACTAAGTCTAATTTATAGATGCTGGTTGATTGGGGGTTTGTGATAATTGTATGATTGGTATCAACATATAAGAATTTATCACTAGTTGAATTAACGTCACAACAAAGTGAAACGTTATCTTTTGCTACTTTGGGTATTATATAACCCTTAAAAAAGCCCAATCTTTCATAATTTTCAAACTCTCCATAATCTTCGTAAATATCAAACGCTGATGGTATTATTGTATTGGTAACCGTATCTTTCAAATAAAATTTAATTGAATTATCGGTCATATCTTCATTATCTCTTACAAGAGTAAATTTTTTCCATGCCTTACTAGTAAAATTTTCATAATCCTTTACCTTAGCTACGAATGGTATTTTCTGTCCTAGATATTTATTTTTACCTATTTTGAAGGTTGCGATATCAAAATTACCTTCAGAGTCTATACCATTTGTAGAAAATGATACACAATTTAATTCTTCGATATAATGAATATAAGGCGAATATGTTGCATGTGCGGTACCATTTAATACAGAATAACTTTCATTTATATTGTATCTAATATTGTCAACATCATAAAAATTATTATAATCGAAATATATGCTTATAGTGGCTGGTTTTATAGTTTTGTTGTCAGGTGTCCTTACTGTATCATCTGTGTAATAAATGAGACTTTGACCAGAAGTACCCGCCAATACAGAACCTGGATCATCTTTTTTACAAAAAACTATATCATTAAAATTATTTATTTTTACATATAAATCCACATTATTACGTGTCTTTATAATTTTTACCGGTATGGCATCATAAGCAGAAAGGGTTTCATTATAATCCAATGTCAAAAATCTTGCACTGGGTTTAAGATGAGCATACTTATCCAGATAATAGTTTTCTACATCTAAAATAGGCGATGAATTTCCAGATACTTCTAAACAAATAGATGCGCCTTCGCTGGATAATGAATTATATGTTTGCCAACTATTAAAACGTGATATTAAAAAGGGGCATTCATATCTAGAAGTTCTAATGATAGGGTTATTTTTAGCAGAAAGTACTAAAGTGTCTGAAATAAAGTCACGTACAAGAATATTCTGTACAAACGAAGATTCATATCCTATTCCGCTAGCGCCATAAAAATAACATTTTACACTATAAGTACCCGGAATTTTAAAATAATGTGTTGCTGTTATATCTCGGCTAAAAGTACCATCACCAAAATCCCATATTATTCTAGTATTAGAGACTACATGACCATCACCAGCATCAAATTTAGGTATAAATGTAAATGGTGTTATGGGCAATGTATAGCCAGAAGTAATTTGACTATTTGTATAGTCAAGTACAGAAAAATTTAAATATCTATAATCTGTATCCATTAAATTACTTCAATTTTGTTTAATAAATTACTTATTTGATAGAAAAACGGAAACTGAAAATATTGCAAAGAATAATTTTGTGATGTGCTTTCTAGAGTAACTTCCGGATATAACGGATTCCATACTACGAAATTTATTCTTGATACGAAAAATTCATTATTTTTATTATTCCTATATGTTTCAATTTTTTGAATACCCGGTATAGTTAGTATATCTTGTGACAATTGAGACAAATTTAATAGAGATCCTAATTTATTATTTGATATATCAAAAAAATCTTGTATAATACTGAATACATTACTCTTAATTAATTCTTTTGATGTATTAAAGGCGGGATCGCGGTAAATTTTTAATTTTGTTTCATCTCTTATAACTTCAGTATTTGTTTCGTCTGGAAAGGGTAATCCAATATCAAATGCATTATATATAGGATCACATACTACTATATTTTGATTTATTAATTTAATATCTCTAAAAGATTCAGCAATTGCTTGTTTTTGTGAAATTGATATACTAGATGGTATTTGTTCATTAATAATAGATCCATACTTAGGAACTATGAAGCAATACACATTATTAAAATCACAACTATCAGAAAATAAAACCTGATTCATCAATACTCTTTCTTCTTGATTAGGTCTCTCTAAACCTATATCATAAAAATATTTCAAATAATATTTTGTATAGTCTTGATTATTTACTACCTTTGTTGTTTGAATAATATTAGAAAATTTTGATGATATTTTAGATTCAAAATCATCTACTGTTACACATCTATTTTGTGACATGAACATGAGAGGCGCATTTTTCTTAATTTCTTCAGCAGACTCATATGTTTTAAAATTTGTAGATGCTGTTTCATTATTGATATTTAAATAAGTCAAATCATTTGATGTAATTTTTGTAGCAGCAGATATTTTAATATCATTATAAATTTCATTCCATCTGTTTGTATTATAAAGAGACAATTGCTTACCATTTAATAAATTAGACCCTATTTTCCCTGCTGATCCTTTGCTTTGTAAGTAATAAATTGCAATTTGGTCTCCCAAATTCAATTGTTTACCATTAACATTGTTACCAAATTTTAATTCATAATTCAAATTTTCATTAAAGCGTTTTTCAAAAACTCTAGCAGTTGCTTCTTGACCATATACGGAATCAACTTCTTTCCATTCAACCCATTTATTTGTATTTGAATCTTTAACAAATACAAATATATTATTATTATCAATAATAACAGAATTGTTTATCAAATCTTGAACAGTTATTGTTTTGATTTCAAATGCTTCACCCAATGCCGTTTCGGTAGGATATTCTTTTACATCGCCTTGATAAAGAATATTATTTTTTGTAACACTATCAATATTTTCATCACCATTATTTGTTTTCTCAAAAAATACATCTTCTGTAAATGTATAAGTTGAACCGTCTACATTTATATAAGAAAATCTAGGCAATAGATAAGAACCTGGAATAATATCTGAGCTAGCAGTGAATTCACTAATTGTAATAGATGACGTATGGTATCCATGTGGCTTATATCCTATTAGAGAAACTATCTTATTGATATTTTCAAATAATTCTGCTTGTGAAAAAGTTGCTTCGGATGAAGTTTGATTTAGATAAAATATCAATACATGGTACATGTATGCAATCACGTCTACTAACGCAGATATATTACTACCTTCAAAATCAATGTCTTGAAATTTTTCAGCTGTTTTCAATCGATTGATAATCAATTGTTTCATGCTAACCGCGTCAAACGAAGCATAAGCATTTCTGGGCAAATTAAATTCTGTAAAATTTGATATTGACATAATTAGTAGTTTGTGTAACCAATACTATTTAATGCACCCGACATTGTGAATGCAGGGGTATTTAATTGGGGTAACGAAAATGAAATATCTATATTATACTCTGATGTATCGTACATTGGATATACATTCACATAATTCAATGAGATTCTCGGTTCAAAAAAAGTTAATTTAGATCTAATTAAACCAGCTATATCCAAAGCAACTAAATCACTCATAGGACTGAATAAAAATTGTTTTAAATTTAAACCAAATTCAGGATTTAAAACTTTTTCACCTGGCGTAGTATTAAAAATATTTCTAATAGAATTTTTTATAGCGTTTAAATCATAATCCAAAACCAAATCATTAATTTCTGGTTGTTGTTTTAAATTATCTTTAATTAAATATTTTTTTTGCAAATCTAAATGCAGGTCAGAATAAGTAAATGCTTTAGTCTGAACCCTCGGTTCAGGTAATCCACTTATTTTAATTGACGCCATAAAAATATTTAACAATTAAGTAAATAATAGCATGAAGAAGAAGTTTCATGCCATTTTTGAAGCAGCATTGACCCGTTATTCCCGTGGTGGATTTTTAGTAGGTGACTATGTTAAGTTTGCTAAAAATTTTAAGACTAACGATGCTTATAAAATGTTGGGTGGTAATATTAAACAATTGCTTGATGAAATGGAATCTTCAAAATTACATCTTCGTGTTGTTGGTATTGTTGATAACAACACACCTAGGTATCCTGGAAATCCCGATACTATGACAGGTGATGTTACTTTAGATATTGCATTAGATAATGGCGGTGGTCGTTATACCCACTATACGAAGATTCCCGCCTGTTGTGTTGAACAAATGCAAACAGATGGCATTAATTATCCTGCATTTGACTCTTCTTTAGTAAGACCAAATGGAACACAAATTAAACCATTAGAGTATTCTGTGAAAGAAACAGAATCATTCAAGGCTGATAGAGGAGAAGGTAAGACAACCTCTATTGATCATAAATTACCTACACAAAATGTTAAGATACCAGCACAGCAACCAACTACTGCGAGGTATCTTAAGAGCTTCCAAGAACTATAATTTTGCAATTTGCAAGATTAATGCAAAGAAATTGATCTCCTGATCAACAACAAATGCATGTCTATACATGTATTCTGTTATAACTAAAATAGTTTCAGCTTTCTTTGGTTCATTCTGCCAAGAATAAACATACTGAACCATATTTTTCATGAGATTATGGTAGTCTGATTGAAAGGTACTTTCATTTTGAATATAAAACTTTCTGCATTCAAAAGGATTTTCCTTAATCTTATCAAAGACTTCTTTTACAAATTCATTCTGCGTTGCTTGATTGACAATACTCAGTGTACCAGAAATAGAATTCTTTTGCAATTCATTGATGATCTTTCTGAAATCAGGAAAGTTGTGCTTTACTAATTCAACAAATAATGGTTTTTGTTCTTCTGGTACTACAATAGACTCCTTTTTAAGAATACCGAAGCAATGTTTAATGACGTCTTGAATATTGTGATTGAAATTCAAACTAACACACCGTGATTGAACTGCGGGAATGATCTTATGTTTATAATTAGCTGTGAGAATAAACCGTGTATTAGCAGCATATTCTTCCATAACATTGCGCAAAGCACGCTGTGAATCAGCTGAGGACCCATCAATTTCATCCAAAATAACTACTTTAATATCACCGGTTAACGATCTAGTTTGTGCAAATGAAATTACTTTGGTTCTAATAGTATCAATGCCATTTTCATCTGAAGCATTAATATAAAGGTAATCACACTCGAGAATATTATTGACTATCATCTTAGCCAAAGTGGTCTTACCTTGGCCTGGCGATGAAATAAGAAGAAGATTAGAGATCTCTTTTTTTGTCTTATATGATTCAATGACCTTCCTGGTGTCAACCGGAAGAACAATATCATCTAATGTCTTGGGTCTATACTTCTCAACCCAAATATTATCAAAATTCATAATAATTATTTTCCAGAAGAACCGAATCCCTTAGCACCTCGACTTGTTTCCGATACAGAATCAGTCCAACCAGCTTCCATAGATACTAATGGATAGATAACCAACT